CGACACGGTATAGGTCAGCCGTTCGCCGATTAATGATCTCGCCTCATCCTCCAAAGCGGCGGAGGCGAAATCGACCATGTTCACTTTGGAGCAGAATTCGAGCAGTCCTTTTTCTGCCCGTCCCGTTCCCGATCCGTAATCGTTCACCACGCTCCCCGGGGGGATGTAGCGCCGGAGAAAGGGCAGGAGACGAAGGCATGTGGAGCCGTCGCGGTATCGGCCCTTCTCCCATATTTCGTTGTATATTTCCGGCGTCGTCATTGCCAGTACCCCTTGACCCAGCCCCCGCATTCGTGCGGCTTCGGCGTGCCGTGAAACATGACAATATCGCACGAGGGAGGCGTGTCGCCTTCGAGGTGGTGCATTTTGTAGCTCTGCACCATTTTTTCCGGAAGCAGATCCGCCGCTCCCGGAAATGTGTGATTGATCCAGCCCTGGTCGCCGTCGCCATATCCATGCGTCGGGAATCCCGACGCCCGGTACGCGTCCCAGAGCCTTGCCGCCGCGCCCGTTTTCAGCAGCACGACGGACGTGTTGCCGTAGACGTTGCGGTGGTCTTCCGCTGACAGCATCCCCGAGGGCCAGTCTTTCGCCATGGCAAAATCCGATTCGTAGCACATCAGGCCGTCCAGGTTGCCCGTGACGACGATATCCAGGTCAAGGAACAGAAGCCGTTCGGTATCGATGCTGAGTATCTCCGGCATGTAGAGCGCCATTTTCGCCCACATCCCCGGTAGTTCGCAGGGAAGTGGGGCCGTCCCGATCTCCGGCCTGATGCCCGCCGCGTCGTCCGTGAAGCATACAAATTCATACGGGGCGGACACGACATTCCGCCTCACCATAGATTCCAGGACGTTCACATATTCGGGGCCGTATTTCGTCCCCAGTTTCAGACAGCATACCGTAATCATGAATTCAGCCACTCTCCTGTCGGCGCGCCGAGGATCTCCCTGGGGTACCCGCTCATGGCGCGCACCCTGTCTTTGTTGTCCCGAAGGGCGTTGATGACTCCCTCCCGGTAGGTTCCGTGCTGCAATTCGTTGGCATAGTCTTCCCGACTGCCGTCGAACCTGATCTTCCATCCTGCCTGAAACCGCTTATATGCCTTATCGTAAAGCGATACGCCCGCGACGATGACCTTTGCATAGCCGAGGCCCAGGGCGGCTTCCACCCCGAGCATGGCCGAACTTCCCGAAGGGGCCATGTAGGGCCATACCCTGTCGGGCTTCCCGTTTTCGTTGTGGGAATGCGTCACATAGTCGAGGTTCCCCCCCACCTTCGCGCGCCGCTCCCTGAATTCCTGAAACTCCTTCGGGTGATAGCTCACGGCGTGGTCGATGCGGCCGAGGTAGCGGTCCGCGCAGTCGAGGCCGACGGCGAAAAAGTCGAAACCGTTCCCCGTGCCGATCGATGCCAGATCGTCCAGATCGGTTTCCAGACAGGGGGCGGTCCCCAGTATGACGCATTTGTCGTTCATATGTACTTCACGTTAGTAGTCATGCCCCGCCCCTTTACAGGACGGGGCCGTTAAACAAAAGATTTACCTGTTAAACGTCCACTTCTTCCCAGACAAACCCAAACAGCATAAAATCACCGGAAGCCAGCAAGGTGTCTGTGTAGATTGCATATCCGGGGGGAATGACAAACTGTCCGCCGAGGTCAACTACGGTCGGCCCGTTCAGCAGGGCGGTAGTAGCGTTTGTTCCGAGGGTTGCAATATGCTTCACAATGACACCTGCAGCACCAATAATCGTAGCCGCTGCGTCTGCGATTGCCACAGACGTCGCGTATCCCCAACGGCAACATCTGACCGTAATATCTGCCGCAAAGCCTGAATGGGCGGGACCGATCGCGAGCGACAGGTTAGTGTCTGCTGCCGGACTGTCCATCATTGCATAGGAAAACTCATGCATGATGTAGTTTTTCCCGCTTGTGCTTGGGTTCACGATTGCAAGGCCCGTAAAGGTATTATGCAGGGTAGTGCAAGTCGTCACATGCGCTTGATTTGAGGCACAAAACAACCTGCCTGCCAATGCAGCTTCCGCCAACCTCCCACCGCCGGGCTTAGTGATTAATTTTCCTGTGCCGTCTACTAATACGGGACGTCCGATTCCGTCTGAGTCCTTGCCGTACATAGTCTTATCCTCCTGTTGTTAATTTAAACATGTTCCGCAACATAGATGTCACGCAAATCCTCCGCCCATCCGCCGTCGTGGAATACATATTTTCTTCCCGTATCCACGGCATGATAGGTAGAGCCTTCCGGCACGTCGGTGATCGTCACATGATCCCCGTCCTGCCCGTTCCATTTCCGAATTGTCGTTTCAAGGCGTACGGTCATGTCAGTGCTCCTTATCTGATCTGCACGATCTTCACATAATCAATGAAGAATGCATCTTCCGCCGCATTTGCGCCGGACTTTACGCCGATGATAAAGTGCATTTCCTCAAGACCAGCCAGGGTAATCGTGTGCGCGTCACCAACCGCTTCACCGTCTACAAAGAACTGGATTGTCCCGGTGGTATCTGAATCAGATTCGGACTTGAAGAAAAACCCGAATTTATTCGCCGTGCCGGAGACAATGACTCCGAGGGCGTCGGAGGTAACCTGCGTTCCGGCGTTTGAAGATTCCGTATAATAACTGAGGGCGCCTCCAACCTTGAAAAAGACCGCGCCGTCATAGGTTGCGGCAGGTCCGGCCTCAGTGTCCAGAACGGAGTCCGCGCCGGCTGCGTCCATGAGGCCAACAATGAATTGTGCCTCATTCGTCGCACCCTCGATAACACCGCACTTCGCTTCAAACCAGAGCGACTTGCCGGCTGCGAATTTCCATGTCTCATGTGCCGATATCAGATATGCTTCGTCATTGTCGTCGCCATCGGCATAATGAATATAAAGGCCTCCCGCGGCATCAGAGACGGCATCCGTACCGCCTGCCCCGTCGTCTTCGACAATGACATAGTTTCCCGCCGCCGATGCCTTCGTGCCCGGCTGAATAAAAAAATCATCATAGAATATGGTCGCAACAGACGGGTCAAAAAGGGCGGCCAGAGGGCATAATTGCCAGAGTGATTTGTCTTTGTCGGGGCCGTAGATTTCGTCCCTGAACGTCAGGTTGAACTGTTTCCAGTATGATCGTGTCTGCATAATGATCTCCTTTCGATCAATGGCAAAAAGCCAATATGCGGTAAGGGGGCGGCCCTTGTGCGGGCCGCCCCAGGTTATTAATCAATTACCGAATCCGCGCCGGGATCTTTGTACATCGGATCGAGGAGCGCCCACGCATGGACGGCGCCGGCAGAAGCTGCGGAACTCAGTGATGGGGTTATATAGCGATGACCGTCCGTAATCTGATCGACATTCACCTCACAGATGAGACCGCGGCTGACAAATGTGGTGCCCGTCAGGGTAAGCGCGGCGCTGGAGGCGATATCTGACAGCACATCCGCAAGGGCAGAGCCTATGGCCGCGCCGCCGTAACGATAATTAAATGTCATGGCGGTGGTCTTGGCGCCGTGGGTCGTCCCGCTGTTGATCGTCAATATGGCATCACCGGACAGATCGGAACCAAAGGTGAAGAGAAATGACACACTCTTCATGCCCTGCATATCGACGGAATCGCAATCGACGCCGGCGTTGATGTCCAGGCTGACGAGGATCGGGACAATCTTCAAGTCCTGGCTTAGTATTTGTTTCATATTTTTATATCCTCCTTCATGGAATCGTGGGAGGGGAATGCCCCTCCCGATTGTTTATCTTATCTGGCTTCCAGCCCGACGAAATGGCTGTAATATCCGGCCCCCTTGTAGGGAGTTATCTTCGACCGCAGACGCGGAGCGCCGTTGACGCGGTAAATGAACTGGAAGGTCTTCTCGTTCTCCAGGAACTTGACCTCAAGGCTCTGCCTCGCCTCAATGCCGCCCTGATCAACAAGAATATATCCGGAAAGGTCGGCCAGGATGATGTCGCCCAGGTCGCCCAGCGCGCTGGCCTGCTCCACGGGAATCGCCGGAAGGCCCTTGAGCTTGTTGACCGGCGAGTTGTTCGTTCCGTATCCCGCATACTGGAACATGGGCATAAGTACGCCGCCGGTGCCGATTGGCAGAGTCAGTGTCTCAAGCTGCGGCTCGCATTCCTGATTATAGATCCATACCGCGGTTCCTCGTGAATTCGCGAATAGCGCATTAAACATCTTGTTGATGTTTTCCGTCAGGATGGTATCCGCTGCCTGGCCATCTTCCTTCGAGACGGTGACGAGGCAGGGTGCATAAATAATGCCCGTGCACTGGCCGGCGCCGGTTCCCCTGATGATTTCGTCGTCGAGCTTGAAGAAATTCTCTGACCGGAACGCCTTGGTGATGATCGCTTCAAGCGAGGTCGCGTTACTCAGGAGCCGGTTCGACGCATAACACACGGATATCAGATCATAGAGCCTGATTTCCCACTGGCCGATCTTCGGCTTTTTTCCCGACGGATAAAGGGACTCTCCTTCACGGTACGTCTGGACACCGCCCCAGCGTGATCCTGTCGCGCGGGATGTTTCGTTGATAAACGGGGCCTCCAGGCTGTCAGATCCGACGCCGATGGGTATTTTGGTACAGAGGGGAGATATCTTTGATACTTCCTCCGGCTTATCAAGCAATCTCTCGGTAAACGTAGTCTGCAATAAATAGCCGCCGTCTGACGGCACTGAGGTGGACATGCCGGAAATTGCCCTGTTCAAAACGATAAGCCGTTCCCTTGCCGTTGATGCTTCCGGCCTTACGGCCATAGCGATATCGACAAGCTGGTCGCCGAGACGCCGATAGGGCTGCAATGCCGCACGGTTGTCGCCGCCGTCAAGATGGAGCGGCGTCGCGTTGCTCAACTTATTGATGACATCCGCCCGAAACGCGTCGAGGGGCCTGCCGTCCTTTATATATTCCATGGCGAGATCGAGGAGCCCGTGGCGCTGGCCGATGGCCATTATCTCCGACACGCGGGTGCGCTCGGCTTTCTCCATCTCGATGCGAATCTTTTCCGAGTTCTCTCGATCGAGGCGGGCCTTCTCCGCCGCGTTTCTTTTTTCACATTCAGGGCACTTTCCTTCGACCAGGTCAGCCCCGCATACTTTACATTTTTCCATACTTCTTTCCTCCTTCATCATTGATGTTACGTTGATTTCGTATTCCGACCCTTCACCCCTCCCGACTCCGACGGTAATGTCCGCGGGAATGGAAACCAGACTGATCTCCAGGGGTTCCCAGTCTGTCGCCCGGTAGGTGGCCACTTCGTCCTTTTCCTCGACCAGAATCATGTTGTGGATCCGGTATCCCACGGACACATTTCCTCTGATCCCGTCCAGAACGTCATTGTAGATTTCCTCTGCTCGCGCGCTCCTTCCGAAACGCACTACGGCACGGCCTTTCCGGTCGCTGCTTACGGATACGTCTTCAATGACTCCCGCGAGGTCTGTCCTGTCATGGTCCACGAGAAACGGGCCGCCCTTCTTCATGCGTTCCAGGCGTACAGATTGTGGGCTATGGTCAAGAATTTCCCACCCAAAGTATCGTTCCACGGGAGCCTCGGAGCTGAAGGACAGGGGAATAGTCCTCGCGTCCTTGTCCACGGCCTCCCGGTTTACTTCCATCGTGCGGTAGAGCACGCCGGTCTTAATCGTTCTCTGCTTCGTTGTCTTCTTCTTCGACATTTGCGTTTCCTCCGTCGTTTGTTTTCGGGTCGGTCTTTGGGGCTGCCTTGGGCTGACCGGGGGCAATAACCGCCCCCTTGTCCTCGATCATCTTCTGCTCCAGGACAAGCTGATCCAGGAGATCCTCGAAATCCTCGCCCTGTTCCGCGCACACCGCTGTCCTTGTCTTCAGCCCCTGGTTGATCCCCTGGACACTGGCATCCTGATCTTTTTGAGGATCGACCCACTGCCAGCCCCGCGGCTGCCATTTCGGGGCATTGAATTTGTCGTATTTTTCATTGGGAAGATTGATGTTCCCCGTGAGCATCGCAAAGCGGAGCCATTCGCCGAACACCTCGTTCAGAAAGGCCCCGATCATCCATGACTGGAGGATCCTCCAGTTGTCCCGCTCTTCGATCTTGCCGTCCCTGAGACTTGAGTAATTGACACCTTCAAGGTCGGACGCGAGGGAATTATAGGAGATGCCCAGGCCGGAGGATACGCCCCGAAGGACGCATTTAATGAACATGCCGTAATTCGTGACGGGATGGTCCGGATCAAAGGACTTGAAATCATATCCTGGCGGAAGCGCCTCGAACGTTCCCGGCTCGGCCTCGGTGATGATGTTCCCCTTTTCGTCCTTGTCATCACCCATGTAACTGATGGGATTCTGCTCAGACTTCGTGAAAAACCCCATTTTTGAAGCGCCGACGCGGGCCGCAACGAGCTCCGCGTCCTCATACTCGCCGACCATGTTGAGGCGGGTCATGGCGCTGTGCATCCATGGTGTGCCCCTGGTCTGCCGGGGACGCTCGCGGATGAACGCATGGATGATGTCTTCCGCGGGAATCCGCTCATATTCGTAGGCGGACTTGACGCGGTTAAAAGAATAATCTCCGGGATGCGCTCTCCTAAGATAGTAGGCAAGAGGCCGTCCCCAGGGGTCGAGTTCGACACCCATACGGATTTCGTTCCCTCCATGCTGGGCAACATTATAGGTTTCGTCTAAATGGTCTCCCTCGATGAACTGGAGGGCGTAACGGAACTTGTTGTCAAACCCGCGGACCTTCCTGACAAGTATCTCCCCATCACGGGCCACGGTTTTGACAAAGAGGCTCTGCGCTTCCAGGAGCGACATCTGTCCGTCAACCGTGCAGATCCCCTTCTTCCCGAAATCTTCCCAGGCCGCCTCGATAATTTCATTGGCGCGCCTGTCCTGGCTCCCGTCTGGGTTCTTTGCCCTGTTCTGGAGGATGATGCCCCTCGGGCCGACGATATTTGTCACGCACATGGAGAGAAACTTCTTCGCGTAATCATTGTTGCGTTCAAGCTCGCGGCTCCTTGCCCTCAACACCCGCAGCGCATAGAGGGTTTCCGTGTCCGCGCTCGATACGGGAGCCTTCCAGCTCTGGCTCAGGCGGTTCATGACCGCCGCCGAATAGGACCGGCGGAAGGGAGGGTCCCCCTGATGCTTCACATAGCCCAATCGCCGCAGTACGCTGTCAACAATATTCATATGGCCCTCATGGGAATCTGACTAATATTTTTCGGCCGGAATCAAGGCCGCTGCCGATATTTTCCGCGGCGAGCTCCGCCTCGTATTCGTACTTGTACATGTTCCGCAGCCGCAGGAGATCCGCGATAGGGGTCCTGCCGAGGCTCCGGCCCGCAATCGTGTAGGACATCTGATCCATCGTCGCCCTGGATTCAAGGACCGCTTCGATGGCGTCGAGGACGATCTTCGCGTGGGATCGGTTATCGAATGCCGCGACATAAGACGCGTATCCGCCCTTGACCTTGCATGAACCCTTGTCGATCTGGTGACGTTCGATGGTCGCGCCGGCGCCCTTCTCGACATACGCAACCCATGAATAATTATCGCTCGCGACGTACAGGGCGGTGGCTGCCGCGGTGACGGCGACCAGATAATCGTCGCCGTCTGCGGAGGCGGTAATGGAAAAGGCGGCGGAGGCCTCGGGCGCGGCGTAGGAATACTTCAATGTCCAGCCGTCGGAGGCGGGGCATTCCGTCACATCGCCGTCGGCATCAATATAGGTGACGTCGCCGTAAAGTCTTGTCCAGGAAAGGGTGTCGCCGATGATGATTTCGAAAGGTTCGGGATGCGCCATGTCTACATAATTTCCCCCTATAATGTGCTGCGGTATGCTCAAGATATAGTGGTAACGAATGACGGGGGGACTATATCATGTGTTTTTGGGGGGAATCCGAAGAATACCCGATAATGACCAATAAATACCGTGGATGCACCAAAGAATGACAATAAATTACTTGACAGGGGATAATTATTCAGCGTCTTCGGGAATGTCGCGGATCGTTTTCCGTGTGAGTGATTTGACAAAGTCGTCGATATTCTCGGTATAGGCATACCAGCGGTTGTCGATTACCACCGCCGGAAGTCCGATTTTCACAAATTTATAAAAGGTCGGTTTCGATATTCCCAGATAGGTCATGATTTGCTGTGCACCGATCAATAATTTACAATTAGGGGAGGTCATTATTTCTTAAACCATCCCTTTCGCGGGCCTATGAACCGCTGCCCCTCGCGTTTCGGTTTATTCGCGTCCTCGTCCGCCTGCTCCTGGCTGCCTTTCTTCTGGCTCAAATGCCGCGCCAGCATCTTCAGGGAGGGGAGCCATTCGCCGTCTGCGCAGGCCGCAGCGATGACCTCGCAGTCCAGGAGATGATTATTTTTGCTTTTCTGCTTCCAGTAGAGCTTCCCCCGCCGGTCACGGGCAAGTTCTTCCGCCAGGAGCTGCTGCGCATAGTCTACGCCGGTATCGGCATTGAGAAAGAAACGCTGAGATTCTCCTTCCTTGCGCTCCAGGCGCCAATGGATGAGGCTTTTGAATTGCATCGTGTCGAGAAGGCGAAGCTCCAGGCCTCCGGGAATCGGCTTGTTGCTCCGGGGGAGCTGGTCGATCCTGGTGGGTCTGATGCGCTTTAATTGCTGATGCGTCGCGCCCTTCGTGCCGAACACCCTGCCGGGCGGCTGCGAGCGCACCCACTGGTAGATCTCTTCCGTACGCGTCCATTCCCCGCTGTCGGTCTCGCCGCCGCCGGTATCGATGCCCGCGCGCCAGATCCCCATGGTGTCTTCCGAATCCTGCACGGGGTATCGCGTACTGAATATAAGGCTCTCCACATCGGCAAAAGTCGTCATATACCCGTACTGAACCAGATGGCTCCAGAGATCCTTTGCCGGATCCTTCAAATCGACGGACCAGGCCCGAACCACGAACCAGAAGCCGTTCTTCTGGACGTCGATCCCCGCGGTAAGGGCGACGGCCCAGGACGGGACGATCCCCGCGGGAATATCCGTTTTGTGCTCCAGGACTCCGCTTTCCTTCTTGGGAATGACCGTTTCCTTCCATGCTTCCGCCTTATGCTGTGTAACGAACACCATGAGCTTTTTCGGGTCATCCTGGCCCCGCAGGAAGGCGGCAACTACGGCGGACAGCGATATAAACGGCGAATACCATGACGGCAGATGGAACCCGATGGCGTCCGGCCTCTCAACGGGGGCGCGGGCAACCCATTTTCCCGCCTTGACCGCCTTGTCCCGCAGGTAATCATCCCAGGACATGCCGCATTGTATACAGTAATACCGCGCAAGTTTTTTCCGAAATATCTCGCGGGGATCGCGGCTCTTTCCCCAGGAGATGCTGTCGAAGGCCATGACCTGATATGCGGCGCATATGGGGCAGCGGGCGTGATAGTCGCGGACCTCATCGGCGTCTGCCTCCATGGCCTTGGTGATGTAGTTGCCTTCAATGGTCGGCGTGGAGAGAAGGAGCAGCTTCTTCGTGAATGGGTAAGCGTTTGTCCGGATCTCCGCGAGTGACAGTGGATCGGCTTCCTTGCCGGTAAATTCAGGGAATTTGTCCACCTCGTCCATAATCAGATACCGCACTGATTCGGATGCCAGCTCCGCCGCCCACGGCGCCTCATCAGATCCATGCCGTTGACAAACTGGACATGAAGCGCCGTCGTGTCCTCCGCCCGCGGGCTCATCAACTCACGGATGCGCGGGGAGCCCTTGAACATGGGCAGTATCCGCCGCCGGCTGATGCGCTTTGTGACCTTCTCATCCGGCATGACGTACATGCACGGCCCCGGCGCCTGATCGACGAGGTAACTCAGGAAATTGAAGGCGACCTGGGTCTTGCCGATCTGGGGCGCCCACTGCAGAAAGACCTTGCGCACCCAGGGCAGATTCAACGTGTCCATTGGCTCCCTCGTATACGGCGTGACGTCATTCCGCCACGGGCCCGTGATAGGCCCGTTCGTGATGATCCGGTGCCGCTCCGCCCATTGGGAAACGGTCAGCTTCTCCTTGCGCTTGAACACCCGCCGTTCACCGGGGGTGAAGGTGAAGGTCTCCGGGGAGAAAGGTGTGATTGTGGGAGTGGCGGTGGTCATTTAGATTTTGCCTCAATTAGTTCATACTTTTTCAAAATTGATGGAAACTGCATCAAACCATCAGCATCTGGATAGAACTCTGCGGTAATTGTAACGGGCTTTCCAGCCTCCATATGAAGATCTAATTTTTTAACATGCTTCAATCCGAGAACATCACAAATTTCTATACACATTTCATTATCGCCACTGACCGGCTGTACACGTCGCCAATTCTCACTCATGCTTTCCCTCCTACTCCTTCACTAACTCCACTACCAATTCACAGATTGCACGTTGTAGGCCTGAGAGGTTGCCTCTAAATATTATAGTGTCCTTATCTTCTTCAAATGGCCATCTAATAAGCATTACCGTTCCCGGACTATCCCATATTATTCTTGTGTCCGGCAACCTCTCCACCACCTTCATGGTGTCGTTCCAGTCATGGAGAGGGCAGAACCTTGGAATCATTTCCCATGTATCAGGAGTATGTTCTAATTTATAAAAAAACATTTCTCCTTCTGCATGAGTAAAGCCTAATTTTCTACCCTTTTTATAACCCATCCACTTCGCTACTATCTCTGTAATCTTAAGGTCTGTCATCCTTCCCCTCCTTCTCCCATTCTTCTTCCCTGCCAAGACCCTTAAGATAATCAAGGAATACTTCATCATGAATTACGGGGATACGTTCCATAATATTTTGAGGTGTGCCTTTCATAGCGGCTACGGCTCTTTCTACTTTAATTCTTTCTGCCGTCTCGCGGAGTTCATTACGCATCTCCTCTATGCAATCCAGTTTGCTACCCGTCAGGCTAATCACGTCCTCCGCAATCTCAATCGCCCGCTTGAGGTTGGCTTTGAGTATCTCGTAATCTTTAAGCAACAACCTGAACTCATCAGGCGTAGGCAGTCCATTGAGTCGATCTAATAGATAGGAATTTTCTTCCTCAAGCTTCTCCAGCCGTTCAATCTCATCCAGCATGGATTTAATATCTCCCTCAATATTAAATCCATCCCCTGTCCAGTTGTGGGCTACGCAGTTGTCCAAGGTGAGGGCGTGTCGCAACCTGTCGCGGACAGACATTTGTTTTAGTCTTTCATAGTCTGTCCTATCCGTTTTGTATAGTGGCTTGTCTATCATGCACTTCTTTCCGTCAATCCACACTTCATGCTTTTTATTACTCATCCTTCCCCTCCTTTCTGGTGAGCGACCAAGGCCTATCCCAATATAGATGCGTCATATCTCCGCCACTCCCTCCTCTTGTATTTCTAATACATCATCATCGTCTTCGCCTTCGTCGGCATCTTCCTCCCCGTCATCATCGGCCGCTGAGACCACAGGCAACGGAACGGAGAACTCATGCTCCCCGGAGTAACGGTCCAGCCAGCCCTCCGCGGCATCCATCATGTACTCGATCAGATCGGGCGCTTTCGTCGCATCGCCGGATACCAGGGCGGTGATCCCCGCGGCATGCGCCCGGATAAAGTTCTCGATGTCCGCCCTGAACACCGCCGCGCGCCGTGCCAACTCCCTCTCGAACTGGTCCTTCTCGACCAACAGGCCGCGGGCGATGGCCGTCTTGATCTGCCAATGCTCCGCCTGGGCCTTAAGTTTATCGGTTTCAGCCCTGGCCTTCTCCTGCTGTACTGCATCAATGTCCGCGGATACCGTCTTCCCTGTTTCAATTTTTCTCAGGAATACCCTTGCATACTTCACGACATCCTTGACGTGAAACACCCCGTCTTCCCGCGGGCGAACCTTGCCTTCTTTCCTGTGCTGGTAGGCCATCGACTTCGCGATCTTCCAGCCCCCGGCCTTCAGGTATTCCACCACGGCAAGAATATTCGGGAATGTGAGGTCTGTTGATCCGATGTCCGCGCTATCTGAATTCATTGTTTCACCTTCTCGAATCGTAAACGCCACAAACGGACGTTTTCATGGCCCATACCCACAATGGCCGCGATCTGCCCGTCATGGACGCCCAGGGCAATGAGAACGGACAGGAGCATAAGCCCCCGAAAGTCTATCTGGCATCCGGAAATGAACGTACCGGTCAGCGCCGTGTAATATTTCCCGCATTCCCCGCACCTGATCCTCCCATTTGCCCAAAACCGCCGCAATTTCTTTGCTGGAACAGCCGCGCCACATCCTGGACAATGCGCGCCATGAGGATGCAGCCGCTTCAAAATCCACAGCCTTGCGAATTCATAATCAAGAAAGTTCGCATTAAATACCTTCAATATCTCCCCTGGCGTGAATACCCCGCGCCGCGGACCCTTCGCGTCGTCATCGGCACAGTCAACGAAATTTGTTATATTTTCAACCGGTTCCATTTTTCCATCCCGTTTTT